CACCTCGATAATCATTTAATCTTATCGATTTTTGCTTCAATATTGTCAAGGCGCTCTAGGATAACCGCGAAACATTCGTTGAGAGATAATTCCTGAAATTCGTTGTACTCACTATCGGGAACCGGCGAAACATCTAGATCATAATTAATGTCATCGTTGAGGGTGTTAACCTCAGCGGTCTTCCTACTAAATAACTTAAACATTCTATTCCTTTGCGAGTAATTGCTTTCGTATTACCATTATAGATCATTTAAGCAGATCTGTCAATAGTTAATTGATGTTCATATCATTTAAATCTGAGATGAATTGATTCTTTGGAGTTTCTTTAGACCAGAACTTAAACTGCTTCTCAGCAACTTTAATATCTCGTGCAAGATCCTTAACCATTTCATCTGTAAGACTCATGAAATTAATACGAAGTAGTCTTTCAGCATCGTCATGAATAAGTGCAATATGTGCACTAGTCATTTGAACAATTACATCTTTCTTCTTCTTATTCTTAAAGACAATCTTATCATCAAGAACAGCTTGAATAAACTGCATTTTAGAATTTAACCATCGAGCAGCTTCTAGTGACTCTTCTTTGCGTAACTCAATACGCTTACCTAGGATACCAATGCGATATTCACAGAAGTCTTTAATCAACTCACGTTCATCTTCATATTCACGAAGCTTACCATCATAATCGATTACAGTAAGGTTTTCACTCAGTGGTTTACTTAGCTTAAACTTCTGTGTAATCTTGGCGTCGTTCCAATTAGCTGAAGTATTTTGCTTAAGCTTGACTTCAAAAGAGAAACCAGACTTATCGCATAGATCATCGTAAGAAACGATATCACCTTCTTCTTCTAATTTGTCGAGGATCTTAACATAAGTTTCACGATCAAATCCGTACGGTACTTCAGTAATCTGTAATACTGTTTTGCTTAACTTTTTAAACTTACCAAATACATTAAATCGTTCTTCAACAGTATTATAAACAGTCTTACCCTTAAATTCAGGGAAGGACACTGGAAGCTTCTTGGCAATAGTACCACTAGACAAGTACTCACGAACTGAAGCAGAGAGTGATTCTAAGCTTCGTGGAAGGATGTTTGTAGCAAAGCCTGTGGCAATACCCTTAGTACCATTAGCCAACACTAGCGGTATTACAGGTACATAGAACGACGGTGGTTCATGCTCAGGGTCGTCGTGTGCAGGGGCGAGATCGATGTCGTGAATATACTTCTCAAAGTTTTCACTCAAGCGAGTATAGACATAACGTGCAGCACCAGCTTCTTGAATTAGTCGGGTACCAAAGGAACCTCTACCTTCGACTAAACAGATGTTGTTGTTCCACGTTGCGGCCATCAACTGACCCGCCCCTGCTGCTGATGCCTCCCCGTGGTTATATCCATAGTCACTAATAATACCAGCAACAGCCGAGACTTTCTTGAAGTCACGCTTGGAGTTGATAAGCGACGAGTAAAGGTAGAACCTTTGAACAGGCTTTAGTCCATCAATCATGTTAGGAATCGCTCTTGATTCCACTGTGTACATGGCGAAAGACTTCCACTCGTTAGAAGCTACCTTACTAATAGGATAATCACCTAAAGAGGTCTTACTTGTTTCTTCAGTCATAAATGCGTCTAGACTCATAATGTACCGATTCCTTAATTAATTATTATGTATATTCTACACTATTACTCAGCGACTGTCAACAGTTATTTTGATTTTAACTAAAATATTTATTTAGCATATCAAGAATGTCTTGGTATTTTGCCATTTGCAGGATTTCAGATTCCATTGCTTCAAACACATCAGCGTGTTCACCGATACCTGCAGGATTATTAAGATATACTTCAACATTCATTTTATGTTTTGCAATGTGGCCGAGGGCGTGCTCCTTATGAGCTTCTACCATAATTGCTTGTAGTACATTGTTACGATCATCAGTCATTTTTTTCTACCTCTATTTTTTTCTCTTTTGCAGCTCGTTCAGTTTTTGTTAGCTTTTTGCCCCATGTAAAATTACTAATACCGAGTGCGTAATCGAGTGGCTTCGTTTCAATCTTTGTAACTTGGCCACCACGAGCAAAATATTCCGCGATTAAATCTTTATCTTCCTTGTCTTCTTCCTTTTGGCGATGAACACCCATGTTATCAATCCTTTGTAATTATTTCATCTATGCCATCATATAGTCTTTACGAAGTTGGCTATTTTTACCAAACATCATTTCGAATGTTCTTGCATCATCAACCGTTACGGTATCATATACAGGTTCATTAATAATAGTAGAATATTCTTCTTCTTGTAAAGAGCCGAGTCCTTTAATATAGCGGTGCTTCCAACCAGACTGTGTTGTTTTAAACTCTGAAGCTTCTTCATAAGTGTAGAACCATTTAAGATCTTTACCTTTAGTAGAAATCATAATTGGTGTGCGAGTAATTTTAACTTTCTTTTCTAGTAATAGACGAGGCCAAAACTTATAGAAGAAAGCAATTAATAGAGGACTAATATGTCCAATGCCATCGTGATCGGCGTCGGTTAGTGTTGCGATATACTTATAAGTCATATCATCAACGCTGTTTGGATCAGTAATATCTAATCCAAGAACTGATACCAATTCTGATAATTCTTTATTCTTAAGAACATCTGCTGGTTTCATGTCCCATGTGTTCATGATAACACCACGTAGTGGGTAAGCACCAACCTTATTAGCATCACGCACCTTCAGCAGGAATCCCATAGCTGAGTCACCCTCTACAATCTTAAGAGTAGCATCATCACGATTAGCTGAGATATGCTTTGCAACCTTTACCTTGCGGAGTTTCTTCTGAGCTAAAGTAGCAGCTCGACGATCAGCAGCAATTTTCTTAGCGAGTTGTGCTTCTACGATTGGATCAATAATAGATGGCATTGCCATAATCTTACGAGCAATTGTAGCTGCATCTTTTACACCAGCTTCAACTGAGTGATCACGAACGTTAGTCATAGGATTCGTTAAACGTTCTTTTGTTTGTGAATCAAATTTCGGATTAATAAAGTTTCGTGCAAACATTACAAAAGTAAGACCGTTCTTTATAGTCGACTTAGCAACTTCAATCTTATGCTTGCGTTTGATCATAGTACCGAGTTCTTCTAAAACACCGTTGGTTAAGAAGTCTACGTATGTACCACCTTGACGAGTATTAACACCGTTAACAAAAGAGTTAGAACGGAAACCATCTTCTGATGGAGCATAGAAGAATGAAAGGTTTTCAGTTTTATCTATAACGAAGTCACCATCTTCACCAACAAACAATTTGGCATATTTCTTAAGATCGTTTACTTTGATACGCTTCTTATTAAAGGAGAAAGTAATTTCAGGGAATGCCATTTGAAGACTAGTCATACGATCTTCGACAAGAGCAATAGTATCAAGAGCTTCTAGACTATCTACTTCAAATAATGCATAGTCTGGAACAAATGATACTTCAGTACCGCTTCCTTCAATACCCTTTTTAACAGATACTTTAACATCTTCACCACCGTCTTTACAGCTAACTTCAATACGAGTACCGTTTTTCCAAGTTCTACCTACAAACTTAGATGAAAGGAAGTTAGTAGCTGCTGAACCAACGCCGTTTGTGCCAATAGTAACTCGACTATCGTCAAAGCTTGTACCAGCATTTACCCGTGTCCATGCAGCAACTGGTTGAAGAATTTTCTCACCGCTAGTCTCGTCAAAGACTTCATCCTGTGGAATTCCTCTACCATTATCTGTAACAACAATAACACCGCTCTTAACTGACACATCGATTTTATTAGCAAATTTGAACTGAGTTCTAATCGCTTCATCGATAGAGTTGTCAAGAATTTCATCAACCATTTTAGATAAGGCTGGAACATACCTTGCGGTCTTCCATTCACCCATTACGAAACGCTCGATCTCTTCTTGAGAGCTTGAGCCCATATACATTCCAATACGTTCACGAACATGTTGCCGTGCAGTTAGAATTCTAAATTGTTCACTCAAAGTTATTCTCCACAAGATTCATTAATGTATCCATTCTATACCATACTCAACTGAATGTCAACCTTTTTTTTCAGTAGCTTATGTAAATAGTAACCACTGATGCTTTAGTGGCTGTATTTATAAATAGTATTATAAGTCAAGATGGATTAACTGTCAATAGGAAAAATGCAAATGACTACAAATTATTTATCACCAGTCTCGTTCAAAATTGTTATCGATAGGCTTCCACAAACGGAATTCACTACTCAACGGGTACAACTACCACAGCTGAGTATGACGGCACCACAGGTAGCCTCTCCTATACATAACATCTTTCAGACACCAGATCGCATGGATTATTCTGATCTAGACCTATCCTTTATAGTAGATGAGAATATGAAAAACTATGAAGAAATTCTTAGGTGGATGGAAGGCATGGGTACTCCAGAATCTACAGAGCAAAGACTCAATCTCGAAGCAACCAAAGACGGAGTAAGATCTGATATCTCTATTATTATAGAGAACAGTGCTAGAAACGCTAACATCAAGTTTACATTCACGGATTGTTTCCCAACGTCACTTAGTGGTGTACCATTAGATGTTAGGGCTACTGATGTAGATTACCCTGAAGCTACCGTTACTTTTAGATACGACAATATGAAGTTTGAAAAAATTAGTTGACATTTAGATTTACCTGTGATACAATAGAAATGTAAAACATTCACAGACCAAAGGGTTATTATATTATGATGATAAGCAGTACGGACGACATAAGCGATATCTGGGCAGCGGACTGCAAGATTGATGAATCAAACTTAGGTGGCGAGTCTAAAAGAATTCCAGAGCTACATAACAAGTATTATAGTCTCTATTATAAAGAAGCATTAAAAGTCAAAAAGCTTAAGTATGATTATAAAGAGCTCGAACTTAATAAGCGCGAATGGTTAGATGGTTCTATGGCTGAACAAGATCTCAAGGATCTCGGCTGGAAACCTAACCCCAGAAAAATTATCCGTAATGATTTAGATAAACACATTCAGGCTGATAAAGAAGTTATTCGTCTTAGTCTTAGAATTGATTATCACTCAGCACGAGCTAATTTCCTCGAAGATATTATTAAAACAATTCATTCAAGAAACTTTATTATCAAATCAATGATCGATATTTTGAAGTTCCAGCACGGTGAGTACTAACTAGAAACGTATCACTTTGGAACTTTGAGAATCTTTATAAATAGTAGTATAATAGATAATGTAACAAGGTGATATATGACCGATATAATCAATGTAGAAGTAAAGAATGCTGTGCATCTAATTGTACGAGCAGATCCTGGTACCGCAATGGAAATCAGCGAATACTTCTCATTCAAACCTGCTGGATATGAATGGTCTCCAGCTTATAAGAATAGAATGTGGGATGGAGTTATTAGACTCTATCAACCAATGCGTCCTGTTCTATATGTAGGATTATTCCCTCGCCTTAAAAAATTCTGTGAAGACCGTGGCTACACTCTCAATGCTCCAGATCATTTATTGCATGGTGAACCTACACCAGAAGATTACGGTTATCAATTAGCTAAAGAAGTTAATTGTCCTTTCGTACCACGTGATTATCAAAATCAATATGTTGTAGATGCTATTAGAGACAGTCGTTCTTTATCTTTATCTCCAACATCCTCAGGTAAATCGTTAATCATTTATTTGATTCAACAGCATTACTTTCGAGCATTTGAACATCGTACCCTTATTATCGTACCTACTATATCATTAGTACATCAGATGGCTGGTGACTTCATTGACTATGGTTGCGACCCATCATTGATCTATAAGATTCAAGGTGGTGTTGATAAGAACACGAATCATCCTATCGTTATCTCTACTTGGCAGTCACTGATGAAAGTCGGTAAAGATTGGTTGAGCCAATTTAAAGTTGCTCTTGGAGATGAAGCCCATTTATTCCAAGCTAAATCATTACAAAAGATTATGGAAGGTCTTGATGAATGTTATTATCGTCACGGCTTTACTGGTACTTTAAAATCAGAAGAAAGTAAAACACACCGTCTTGTTCTAGAGGGTTGCTTTGGTTCTGTTCGTAGTCATGTTACTACCAAGGATCTTATTGATCAAGGAACTGTAGCTGACTTTAATATCAAAGCTATTGTGCTTGCTCATAGTAAAGAGGCTAAGAAAGCTTTCTATACTGAATTCAAGAAAATCAAAGAGCCACAAAAGAAATATCCTGCTGAGCGTGAATTCCTTGTAAACAATCATAAAAGAAATATGTTTATCAGAAATCTTCTATGGTCTCTCGAAGGACAGAACAATTTGGTCTTGTTTGATCTTGTTGAGAAGCATGGTAAGATGCTTGAACCTATGTTACGCAAAGAAGGTAGAGAACTACACTTTATCTATGGAGCAGTCAAGGGAGAGGAACGTGAGCGTATCAGACATTTAGTAGAGAATGATCCTATCAAACAACATGATATTCTTGCATCTTATGGTACATTCTCAACGGGTATCAACCTCAAGAAACTTGATAACATCATATTTGCTTCTGGTTCTAAGTCTGAAGTCAAAGTATTGCAATCAATTGGTCGTGCCCTAAGAAAGGGCAACGACGCCGATAAGGCAACATTATATGATATTACTGATGATTTGACACATGGAAGTTTTGAAAACTACACGTTACTTCATTTTAAGAAGAGGATCGACATATATGGTACTCAACAGTTTAACTTTAAGATCTTTACTGTTAACATATAGTGGATTGATTAGTATTGTTTAAAGGGCATAACCCTATTATACACGGCTTTGAGAAGCTGTCAACCTTTATTTTCACTTATTTCAAAATAAATTATTTCTACTCGGTGCAACAAACTAGTTGACAGCAGTGCATAACTGTGTTAATATAGTATTAAATCAATCAAGGAGGTAATATCATGGCTAAAAGAGCCACACGAAATTACGTAAATAACCCAGACTTTTTAGAAGCTCTAGTTCAATACCAAAAATCCTGTCGTGAGGCTGAAGATGCTGGTGACGATCGCCCAAGAGTTCCAGACTATATTGGAACATGTATTTTTCAGATCGGTACACGTCTTGCAACTAAGCCAAACTTTTCTGGTTACTCATATAAAGAAGATATGATCTCAGATGGTATTGAGAATTGTCTCCTTTATATTAACAACTTTAATCCAGAAAAATCTTCTAATCCGTTTGCTTATTTTACGCAGATCATTTGGTATGCATTCTTACGTAGGATCGCTAAAGAGAAGAAGCAGATGTATATTCGCTTTAAATCTTCTCAGCATATGATTGCTACTGGTGGTACATACACAGGTGATGGTGTAGATCTTAACTTAAATACTAGTGCAGATTACATGAATGATTTCGTAAGAGACTTTGAAGATAAGTTAGCTAAAGACAAAGCTAAGAAGAAAGAAACAGAAGCTGCTAAGAAGTTAGAAGAAGAAGCAAGACTTTCAGCAGAAGCCGACGACTCTACTGGAGACGAAACTTGAGTAAAATAGCAATTGTAACAGATATGCATATTGGTGTTAGAGGTGATTCAAAGTTATTTTTGGATCATCAAGAACGTTTCTTTTCTGAAGTGTTCTTTCCTTATATAGACGAGCATGGCATTAAGATTATTTTTGATCTTGGTGATACGTTTGATCGTCGTAAGTTTATTAACTATGTTTCTCTTGAACGTGGTAAGCAATTCTTCTTTGATCAAATTGCAAAACGTGGTATTGAATATCATGGACTTGTTGGTAATCACACTACGTATTACACCAACACTAACGAAGTAAACTCTATGAATTTGCTTTTACGTGAGTATCCTGATTTCAACATCTACGAGAATGAAGCTAAAGAAATTGATATTGGTTCTACAAAATTCTTAATGGTTCCTTGGATTAATAATAGTAACTATAAAGAAATGATGACTAATATCCGTGAATCTTCTGCTCAAGTATGTATGGGTCACTTCTCTATTCAAGGGTTTGAAATGGACAAGGGTCACTTATGTGATCACGGTCTAACTAGAGACGTATTCACTAACTTCGAAGCTGTTTATTCTGGTCACTTCCATCATCCTTCTACATATAACAATATTTCATATCTTGGTTCTCCTTATGAGATGACTTGGTCAGACTATCAAGGTAAACGTGGATTTCGTGTACTAGATACTGAAACTCGTGAACTTGAATGGATCTTGAATCCTAATGTTATATTCCACAAAATAGAATATGATGATGCTGATATGACTATTGAAGATATCGCAAACTTAGATGTAAGTGCTCTTAAAGATACTTTTATTAAAGTTATTGTTAAGAACAGAACTAATCCATATATCTATGATTTGTTTCTTAATAAGTTGACTGATGCTGGTGCAGCTGATGTTAAAGCCATCGAAGATTCTCTTAACCTTGAAGGTGAAGGTCTTGACGAGATACTAGATGAAACGAAAGATACGAAAGACATCTTGCACGACTATATCAATTCTTTAGAAACAAAGGTTGATAAAGTACAGATCAAAACATTAATTGACGAACTATATGTTGAGGCACAGAATTTATAATGAAAATTAATTTTAAGAAGATCCGTTATAAGAACGTATTATCTTCAGGTAATGTATTTACTGAAATATTATTTGATAAGAGCAAGACTACTTTAATTAGTGGATCTAATGGTAGTGGCAAATCAACTCTGCTTGATGCTATTACGTTTGCTCTATATGGCAAAGCTTTTCGTAAGATTAGTAAGCCACAGCTTGTTAACTCTATTAATCAGAAAGAGCTAGTGACTGAGATCGATTTCAGCATTGGCTCTAAGGATTATAAGATTAGACGTGGTATCAAGCCAAACTTCTTCGAGATTGCTGTTAACGATGTACTGATTGACCAAGATGCAGCTGTTCGTGATTACCAAACATATCTTGAGCAAAACATTCTTAAGTTAAACTATAAGTCGTTTACTCAGATTGTAATTCTTGGTAGTGCTACATACGTACCGTTTATGGAACTTCCAGCGCATGGTCGTCGTGAAATCATTGAGGATCTACTCGATATTCAGATCTTCAGCACAATGAATACATTATTGAAAGAAAAGACTAGCTCTAATAAAGAAAGCATAAAGGAGAACGGATACCAAAAAGATCT